CGGTTCCGGAGTCGATGACCCAGACCATTGCGGCGGGTGCGGGGGCTGGTGCGACGACTGGCGCCTGGGGAACCAGAACGGGTGCGACAGGCGGTGCGACCTGCGGTACGGGCGCTGCCTGCGGAATGCCAGCGCCGGGACCAAATCCTGCCGTGGCGGCGACACCGATTTGCCCGCCGGTAATTGGACTGTAAGCCTGAACTTCGTTGCGATCACTGCCCTTGAACGGCTTGATGCCCACGCTGACAGCGACTTGTCGGCCCATGAGAGCGGCGGCGACCTGCTCCAACGGCGGATTCGAGGCGAAGTACGTGCGGTCGAGCCCGAAGGCGGCCATGTGTTCGAAGAAGAAAGACAGGGCGTTCGGGTTACCGGCCGTGATCACGTACTGATCGAAGAGGAGTCGGCCGTCGTGCGGTCCACCGACGATCCTGAGTTGCACCTTGATCATCGGCTTGCTCGTAGACGATGTGGTCGCCTCGGCCTTCGAGACCTGGACGTTGTACGGTCCCGACGGGACCGGCTGGAATCCTTCGCCAGCCTCCTTCATGAGGGCACCGAAATCAATCGTAGTCAACTGGAATCACTCCTTTGTGGTAGTTGCGCAAGATGTGCCTTTCGGCACGCCCACCCAGCGCGCATTGCGGCGCGGCGCTCTTCTGAGTATACGCGACCGCGCTGTGCGGCAGCAATCTTGTCACGGGTTTCCTGTGATACCGGATGCCCCTTCAGACTTGCGCTCGTCTTCTGCTGAGATTTAGCAGTACTCGGCCGAGCGCGATCATATCGATGACGTAGCGCATGACACGATCGGCAAAGAAGAGCAAGATTTTCGATGACATCATTCTGATGATCCTGATCGATATGGTGAATCTGTCCCTGGCCCGATCGTCGTCCAAGTTCAATGAGAATGATATCGCAATCTTCACACGACCATGGTCCAGTACCGTGAATTCTGAAGTACACGCGGTGAGACTTAGGCACTTTGAATCTCTTGTGCAGGCGCGGCATAGTGCGGATAGATGAGTTCGAGCATGCGGTAGATGTCAGGGTTGTCGACGACCGGTCCGACAAGACCTTGAACTCGCTCGCCGGCTTCGAAGAGAGGAGTCTGGTTGACGAGCAATTTGCGGACGATCTGCGTGAGTTGTCCGTTTGCATCCGGTGCCTGGTCGACGTAGAGGTACCCGACGACGTCCATCCAGTATGGCAGGCTGGTGCTGATCTGTCCCTGCATATATGGGCGAAACTTGCCGTCAATCTGTCGAGTCTCGGCGACGAACATGGCAACTCTGATCGGATTGTACGGGTCGATCGTGAGGTCACGGAATCCGCGGATGACGGTGTCCATGACCGTGAGAAGTTGACCCCAATCCTGGATCATCATCGCCTCCGTGCCCTTCAGATTCGCCTTGGCACGGCGTTGGATCTCAGTGATGGAGTCGACGACGACGGACGTAAAGTAGTGATTGCCCTGCGCTAACCACTGCCATGCATACTGGACATCTTGCCAACTACGGACTGTGACAACGGCGGCATCCCACGTTCCATCTGGGATCGGCGGTGACTGTGATGGTTCCCAAGGGATGATCGTGAATGGACGGCCACCTAGTCTGTCCCTGAGGTACGTGCTGCCGGGGAGAAACTTGGTGCCACCTTCGGCGTCCAGAATGCAGATTGGCGCGGGACATGTTGCCCCCAGTGTCGATTTCCCAACCTTGGACTCAGCATGGACGAGGATGCTTAGCGTCCTCAGATCGACCGTCATGCGATTCCTTTCTTACGCGCCCAATAGGCATGAGTTGCGTCGGATAGTTTCTGCTTGTGCTCGTCTGTGAGTCTGACTCCGCGCTTGATCTCACTCATCTTGCGCCGATACTCATCTGTGACTGGCGGTCGTTTCTTACCTGTCTTGGCCGCCGAGATTTTGGCTCGTGTCTCGGTTGATCGAGGAACGCCTGCGAAATGCAGACGACTATGGCACCCTTTGTGCATTGCGGTCAAGTTCGTTGGTTCGTTGTTCTCGTGATTCTCATCAAGGTGATGGATGGCGAGTTCGTCTGGTAGGACGAGATCCTCACAGGCGTTGAGGTAGCACGGCCACGGCCCAGGACCGTTCACAGCGATGAAGATGGGACGGTACTTCCAACCATCACTCATCGGCGGTCCCTCCTGTAAGGTCCGGGTATCTGTCGAGGGGATCGCCGACGACGTATAGAGATTGTATCATGTCTTCAGCGCGACTGCCATCATCGAACATTGGGCAGACTGCAAAGAATTCACATTTCCACGAGCAGTCTTTGTTCGGTCGGGGGTACGCCGCAGTGAGGTGAGACTCCCCTGAATCAAGCCGAGCGGTCACAGCGAGAATGTCGTTGATGATCGCCATCACCCGGTACCACGCGCTGTTGAGTTGGTGTTGGTTGAACGGCACCGGCAGACGCTCGTAGAAGGGCGGCTTGGCCCTTGCCGTTCGCTTCACCTTCCTGAGCATGTTGAACAGCATGCCGCTGCTGCGACCCTCGGTCGTCAGTCGCCTGAGTATCTCGTAGAGCAGCATCTGCTCCTCCATGGGCAGTGTCTTCACGAGGGCGCCGAAGTCGCCGGTCTTGTGGTCCATGCCGAGGTGCGAGCCGTCGCTGACCTTCTCGAGCAGGGTGTCGATACGACCTGCGATCGAGAGTCCGTCCGCGAACTGGTACTCGACGGCGCGCTCGCTGCCGACGACGCGGTAGTCACTGTCGATGCCGGTTTCCGCGAGCCACTCGACGTACCCCTCGATCATCGCCCGGACGAGGTCACTCTCGCCCTCGAAGTCCTTTACCAACATGCCGTTCGCGACCTCGTCTTCGCCGAAACCCGCGAGGAGGTCGGCGCGGTCCGCGGTGATGATTGCCTCGAGCGCTTCCCGCGGGTCCACCCGCTCCTCGCCCTCCGGGACGTACCACTGCGCGAGTGATTGGTGCACGCGAGTACCGATGGGCGCTGGCCCTACGACTTTCCTCGCCCGCGGCCTCAGTCGCCGATACGTCCCCAGCCACCACTTGCGACGACAGTCGCGGAAGGTGCTCATCTCTGAGTTGGTGAAGTACCTCATATCCCGGTGTCCCACCGCTTGTCCGGGTGCCACTGTCGCTGAATCTCGCTGGCAATGCGGGTAATCGCCGACAGCTTCTCGTCGGCGTCCGCCTGGGGTCGCAGCGTGTTGCGGAAGGTAAAGCGGAGGGCGGCCTCGACCAACTGCTCTGTCAGTTGGTCGGGGGGCTTGTTCGCTTTCTCTTGCAGTCTTGTGACCTCTTGGAGGACGCTGTCGGCGGTGTACTCCCCGAGGTGACCGGAGAGATCGAAACACTCGCCGACCGCGTCCCAGTGTTTCAGCACCTCGAGCGCCTCTGTCTTCCAGCGCCGCAGTCGGTTGATCTCCCTGGTCATCGCGTCGTACTGCTCAAGTGGGGCGAAGGCTGGGTAGTCGTCGCGAGCGCTCATGACGGGAACTTCACTCTGTGCTTCTCGATTTCGTTGAGGAAGCGTTGACCACGTTCCGGGTCGCTGTCTGGCATCCCCTTGGTGTGGAGTTCGTTCCAGACGTCCTCCAGCGAGTAGCGGGTACGGATCCGTGGGTGCGCCGGCGGCGGGGTCGAGAATGGATCCCAGCCCCCAGAGATCAGCAAAGCGATCATTGTCTCGTACGCCGCTTCCCAGGGGAGGGTCTCACAGCGCTCCTTCTTCTCCGTGAAGCGCTCGCGGATCTGCCGGACTCGCTTCCACTGGTGATCGACGGTCGCTTCCTCGTTGATGCCCTTCCCCGTCGGCCCTTTCCCGTCGTTACGGGACAGGATACGCTCGCGACAGACCTCGAGCGGCGTATCGAGGAAGGCGAACGTGATGCTGTTCTGCACGCCCAACGTCACGTCGAGGCGCTTACGAAGTTCGTGATAGCGACCGATCGCGAGGCTCGCCATCATCGACTCGAAGATGACGTGCGGGTAGATGGCGCAGTTCCGTTCGAGCCAGAGTGTGACCAACTCGGTCTTGCCGGGCATCAACATGTCCATGCCGCCGGTCTTCGCCGTTGGCGCGTACGGACCGACGATGAATAGGCCGCCGGCGAGGAGGTGTCCGACTTGCCGAGGCTTGACCTTATTCCAGCCGACCTTCTCCCAGACCTCGACTGAGGGGTAATCCTGCAGGAGGCGGTAGAGGCTAGTTGACTTACCGCTGCACGACGAGCCGCGGATGTTGAGGATCATCAGCCCTCCCGCCAGCTCTTGCGCACCCATTCAGACACCGTGCCCTCACTAACTTTAAATCCGCTTTCACGAAGTTCTCTGGCGATTACGGTATACGTCAAACCGTCGTTCTTGTGCCGTCGTTTGATGAACTTGACGACGTCCTCATCCAGCCAATCACTGAGTTCGGCCTTCAAGCTGCGCATCGGTCGGTGTTCAATCATATTCGAGCCTCCAGACTCTCTAGCCACTCGTAGTGGACTGTGTTGACAAGGGCATTTGGCCGGCGAGCACGCACTATGTAGGCGGCACTCGCGCCGTCGATCCGGTACCGCTCCATCAGGACGAGAGCAGCGATTAGACACGATCGGTTGCGGCCGGCGAGACAGTTGATGACGACGCGGTGGCCGTGATCCAACATCGCCAGCGCGTAGTCGCGGGCCCGGACGTAATCATCGACCTGAAGACCTTTGCCGTCAGTCACGGGGACGTGCTGCCACCACATGAGTTTGCGTCGTACATCGGCGGGCGGTAACTTGGTGCAGACCGTGAGGCAGGCCGTCCACTGATAGACCTCGACCTGTTTGACGGTCGGTGTGCCGCACACCTCAAGATTCGTATCGATGTGCCAGGGCACGCTTCACCTTCTCTTTCTGCGCCGCTTCGAGATCCGGACGTGCTCCCCACCATTTCATATCGCCGTACTCGCCGAGATACTCAGGCGGAAACAACTCAAGGCGCAGACGGTAGAACGGAACAACCTGTCGGAGGTCGACGATGCCTCGTTCGTTGAAGTACCCGTTCGCCTTCCGCCAGTGCGCGAGCTCGCGGTCGTGACTGCGGCCCGGATATTTGCCGTCGAGACTCTGTCGTGCGTTGCAGAGGAGAGTCTCGAGCTGGAACCAGGTCACGTCCTGCTCAGTCCAAGCCGACGCCGCGAGCGCGAGTTGATTCAACCAGGCCAAAGTCTCTGGTCGATTGTCCTTCGAGTTGATCAGGTCGTCGTATTCAGGGAACATCAGGGCGAGCATCTTCCGCGGGTACTTCGCTCCCTTCGCGACGATCGATGACTGCGGTGCGACCTGAAGACCGGCCTGGTGCATCGTCTCGATGACCTTCATCGTTGCGTACCGGCCGAAGTATTTCGCCCGCTTGCCGATACTCATGTACAACTCATCGTACGTCATTGCATGGACCTCATCGGATGACGTGGTGTAGCACCAATCGATCCACGAGACGACGGACTCCATCAGTTTCCGCCGGTCATCACCCCAGACCGACCGCCGCTCACGTCGCATCGGGAACCCGTCTTTGTGTTCGATGAGGAAGGACGCCCAATCCGTGATGCCGGTCTGACGGAGGTGCCAAAGGACAGCTCCCGAACCGACCGTGTACGGCACGACGAACAAGCCGCAGAAGACGGCCTGCTCCGCCGGAATGAGACCCTGCTCCCGGACAGCGCGACCGACAAGCGTCACCTGCGGGTCCGGGCCACCGCTCGCGAGCTCGGCCCGGCAGAAGTCCACGAAGAGTTCGCGGTAGACATCAGCGCTCACGTAGCACCTCACGTAAGAGCGTGTCGATGTGTTCGTGGATGTCGACATACTCGAACTTGATGCCGAGCATCGCTGCTCTCTTCGCGTCGCTGAAGCTGTCGCCGACGAACCAATCCGGCTGACACCGTTTGAGATTCTCGATCTTCGTTCCCATGTCGATGCCGTGACAGTGGATGAGTGACTCGAGCTGCACGAGGTGCTCTCGCAACCAAGTACGAATGATCGGTGTCGTGGTGGACGAGATGATGTGCACGCCGATATGCGCGGCGATCAGTTGGTGAATTGCAGCGATCGTCTCTTTCTTCGGCTTGGACCGGATCGTCACGTCGAACTTCTCAGCGGCGTATGCAGCGACGGCGAGACTGACTTCACGACCGGTCGAGCACATGATCCGCGGTAACTGCACATCGAACGGGTCGCCTGATGTTTCTCGGTATCGTTGCCGGATCACATTCTCATCGGCGACATCCCAGTACCGACCGATGACGTCCACGGCGAGGTCTTCCAACCCGCCCATACTGTCGCAGATCGTGCCGTCGAAGTCGAATGCGACGATCATGATCTAACCCGACGACAGGTGCAGATTGGATCAAAGTCAGGTAGTGGACAAGCGCGTGGACATCCATTCTCATGAAGACTGTGCCCTTGTCGGACTGCAAATGGCGGACCGTTGTATCCTTCATGCACACCGCCATCAGGAGCACGCAAGCACGTTGAGTTATCGACGATGAGAGCACCACAACGAATGCACCACGGCAGCGTGATGTGACGACGATCATCCAATGCTTCGATGGCACTCATCAACAGCGCGTCCGCGATCGGATCAACCATCTCATCATTACTGATCTGCATGTCGCCAGTCAGCATGACCTTTCGCAACTCATGACGAAAGTAGCCGAGTGTCGTCTGCGGAATCGCCCGAAGCGGGTGATCGGCGATGCTCGCGTAGTCAACTGCGTTCGGCATCATGTCACCACCTTTAGATCATCCGGGCCGGCGACTGAGAAGTCCAGCCCGTCGCGACGGACCTCTTCCAGACGGGCCAGCTTGGCTTGCACTCTCACGATCTGATCCTCCTCGATTGTTCCTTCTGTGATCACGTCGATGACGTGGATGGCTTCGTGAATCTCACTGCCAATCCGGTGGACCCTGTCCTCCATCTGCAGGTTCTGGATGAGGCTCCAGGACCGCTGGAGGAAGAGGATGGTGTCGGCGGCTGTCATCGTGAGGCCCTCGCCGCCCGCTCCGATGGTCACCAGCAGGGCAGCGAGTCGGCCCGCCTGGAACGCGTCGAGGTTCCGCCTCCGGTCACTCTCGTGGACGGCACCGGTGATCAGTCCGAACGAGACACCGCTCTTCTCGAGGCGCGCCGCGGCAAGGTCGATGAGCTGGCGACTGAGCGCGGCGACGACCATTGGTCGCCCCCCGCGCTCAGCGAGGATCTCTTCCATCACGTCCAACTTTGGACTCGGCTCGGTCAGGATATACTTCCCGTCGGCTTCGACAGTCCCGTAGGCAGACGACATCTGAAGGAGACGAGTCGACTGCGTGAGGTTGTTCGAAGCGAACACGATTGTTCCGTCATCGAGACGAGTGATCAATTGCTCATCGAGCTCGCGATACGCCTTCAGCATCTTCGTCGGCAGGGTCACGTACCTGATGCTGCGGTACTTGTCTGGCAGCCAGGGCGCGGCCTGCACCTTCGTGATGCGGCGGTACCGTGCGTCGAAGAAGGAGAAGAACTCCGCGGCGTGGTCCTGCCTGAGGCCGACGACGTCGAGGCCGCCGAACGCGTTCCAGCTCATCTGCGCGTAGCGGTCGAGGAAGGCGGAGCGAACCGGATACTCCTCCGGCGCGACGGCGTGCATGATCGACCAGAGGTCGCCGATGTGATTCGCGACCGGCGTGCCCGTCATCGCGATCCGACGCGTCACGGACGGGTCGTGACAGACTGCCCACACGGCTCTTGTTTGCTGACTCTTAGGATCCTTCAAGCGCTGTGCCTCATCAATCACGACAGACTTGATAACGCCCGTATCATTCAATTCCTTGGGATGACTGTGACACTTAGCGGGGCGTACCTTCTTATCTTCGCCACCGCAAGCCTGGCACCGCTTCAGTCGAATGCTGCCGTAAGGCGCAAGCCTGGAGTGCGATCGCAGTGATTCGTAGTTGATGACGAGCACTCCACGCGGATCGGCGAGGCCGGCAACGATCGTCTTCTGTCGTGCGGTAGCACCCCCGCCAATGACGTACACGTTGACGTCGGGCATCGCTCGTCGTGCCTCGGCTTCCCAGACTCGCTTGACGCTGTTCGGGCAGATGACCAGAGCTGGCAGTGCGCCTTTCAGACTGCGGAGAGCGACCTCAACGGACATCGTCTTGCCGGTTCCCTGGTCGTTGCCGAGCAGCATGCCGCTCCCGGCAGCGTTCGCCCAGAAGTAGTCGGCGACCTGCCACGGGTAGAGGCCCTCGACCTCGACGCCGGGGTCGATGACGTCGTGCCATGTCCTCGCCGTCTCGACCTCGACCTTGCGGATGCGGGCCCAATCCCTGACGAAGTCGTCCATCGTGAGGCGGTGTGAGAACGTGCCCCTGAGCTGCACGCAGGCGGCCCACGTCATCGGCACATGCCAGACCTTCCGGTCTGCGTCCCAGCGCGACCCGGGCACCGTCTTGATCAACTCCTTGTCGGAGAAGTCACATGCGACGTCAAGACGCCGGTCAGAGGTGTCGTGTCTAATGTGGACGTGGGGCATTAGCGCTTGTCGCCCTCGTAGAACTCTTCCACAGTCCGTCGGAGTGTCACGTCGTCGCAGTACCTCGGGCTGCTCACAGCAGCGACCTCACCATGTTGATCGTCCGGACGAACTCGGGCGTCGGGATGGTCACGTACGACGTGAGCTCGCCGTCGACTCTAATTGCGACCCCGACGCTGTCGTCGTCTACCTCACGCGAGCGGCCGAGGGTGACGACGATTTCGGGCTCAATAGTCAGCTCCATCACGGGGCCGGTGAAGAAGTCGTAGAGATTCGGTGTCGTGGTCATATTAGAGATTGTATCAACTCTTCGCGTACCTGTCCAGTACCGTGCGTGACTATTCCAAGAACAAGGTGCCGGATGGCGTCGCGGGCGTGGTCCTTACCGGGCTGCCAAAGGCCGATCTTCCGCAGCTGAGCGTCGGAGCAGAACCGTTTAGCAGCTGCCGGTGTCTGCATTACGGGACACGATCTCGCACGGCGGAGGAGGAACTTCATGGTGCCGATCACTTCCATGGCAATGGGCTGCTGACTCATGCGTACGGTTTGGGCGGTGATCGTGAACGTTTCAATGAGCACCAAGCACGATGAGTCAAGGAATTGCGGTGTGTCAGCGAACCAATTGAGAAACTCATAATCGGTACATTGTCCGGCAGCGACAGAATTAGCCGACCAATGCCCACCCAACATCATATGCGCCCATCCGGTCATGTCGCCAGGGTCCACGGCGAGTGCGTAGCGGAAGGTCATCGCGCTCTCCATTCTCTTATATGCGCCGCATTCGCTTCACGGCAACACGCGTCGTGACAAGGAGACAAACGAGACTGATAGCGCTCGTAAGTGCCGTGCGGCGGTAAGAGGATGTACTTCTTCGGGAGTTTGACGCGACGCTTGGGCCGTCCGTATGGGCGCGGTGCGTATGTACCCGCGCGTATGGCAGCGCGACGATCTCGTTTATACTTCGTGTTGGCAGCCCGGCACTCATCGTGCTTGCAACCCGTGTTGTAGCAAGCGCGCGTCCCGCGTTTGGTCATAGCGCATAGTCTTCCTTGGAACCCCAGGACTGACCAACGGACGGTGCAACCGTGATGGGGACGCTGATCAGATTGGCATCGGCCATGATGTTGCAGGCCGAGTCAGCAAGTTCGCGCAACTGATCCGTTGGGACATCGAAGATGATCTCATCGTGAACTGGGAGGACGAGGTACGGACCGAAGCCGGCGTGATCGAGTTCGACCAATTTCATCTTCAGCAACTCTGCGGCGGCTCCCTGCACCAACTTGTTAACGAGCGTGTACACACGGTCGTGATCCATCGGGTGAATCTGGCCGGTGAGTGGTGAACGAGCATAGGCGACACCTTCCTCTTGCCGGCGCTGATTCGCTCGGTTCTCGATGTGCCGGTTGAGACCTTTCATCAGCGGGTAGCGAGCCGCGATCATGTCGTACATCTGCTGTCCGTACTCAGCTGCGAGACCAGCCGTCTTCGCGAACTTCGCGGCGCCAGCGCCGTAGCCAATTGCGTACATGGCATTCTTCGTATGTTGCCTGCGCTCGTCCTTCCGAGTGAGTGTCGGCTCAGCCCACAACTCGCGCATGATGGCCGTGAACACATCGACGTCTGGGTCGGTGAAGGCCGCGATCAGCCCGAGATCTTGCGACACATGGGCGAGGAATCGCAACTCGACCTGGTCGTAGTCGACCATCAATAGCGTATTGCCGGGCGATGCGATCAGTGCCTTACGAACTGTGATCGCAGCCGGGTTGTCTTCTGAGGACCGCGGCAGGTTCTGGAGGTTCGGTGCACTCATCGTCATACGAGTCGTCACCGCGCCGCACGATTTGATGCTTGGGTGTAGCCGAGGGTCTTCGTCTGTCGTCTCTTCGACGAAATGACGGAGATACGTCGACGCGAGCTTGGAATACCGACGATGTTCGAGTACCGCGTTTGCGAGTGGGTGCAGGTGAGCGATGGGACCGAGCACGAATTTGTCGAGTTGAACGGCGCCAGAGGCGGTTGTCTTGTCGAGTGGTATCCCATCAGCGATCAACCGTTGAGCAACCGATGCATTCGCACTCGGTCGGACGCCGTAGTGCTCACTGCACCAATCGCTGACTGACTTGGCGTATGAGCGGAAAGATACAAGCGCCTCACTGGCGAATGGACGGTCAACCATGATGCCATTGCGCTCCATCTTCTCCACGACCCAGGCAGCTGCCAGCTCGAGTTCGTACGCTCGTGTCGCACCCATTTCCCGGACTTTCGGCATGAGGATGGCGGCAAGCCGAGTAGTGAGGACGACGTCCATCGCTGCGTACGTCCAATACGGCTCGTAATCGACGGGGACTGTTGCCCAAGTCCATCCTGTCGTACTCTTCCACTGATCTTGGAGAGCGAGTGCCATTGGGTCCACATACCGGCCAGCGAGTTGCTTCAATCCGCCGGACATGTTCGGCTCGATGGCGTGCGCCATCAGCATTGTGTCATCACAGCGATCCTGCGGCATCTGATAGTCACAGGTGGCACGGATCATCCCGACATCGAACTTCATGTTGTGCAGGACCATGCGACCGTCGTAACGGTCCATCGCTTCCAAGAACACGCCGCCCCACCGCTGCCATGGGATCGCCCAACCATGCACTTCGTCGCCGATCTGCACAAGCCGGACTTTGTCGTGTTCGATACGCAGGCCCTCCGTTTCAGTGTCGACGGCGATCCCGCCTTCACGTCGCTCTCCGAGCCAGCGCATCATCTCATTCGCTGTCTCGAGGTCATCGACTAGGTGCAACTTGACGTCGGCGAGTGAACTCACAGAACCTCCACCCCGATACCGAGTGAGCGCAGGAATCGATAATTCTCGTCCGCCTTTCGGTATTCCCGGCCGGCATCAGTCTTCACGATGACCATAGCGAGTCCGCTGTTCGCGATGAGCTTCGCGCAGTTGAAACAGATGTCGCCGAGGACGTAGATAGTGCCGCCCTGCCAGGCCGAGCGATCGGCTGCCATTAAAGCATTCGCCTCGGCGTGAAGGGCGTAACAGTCGTCGTACAAGGGACTGAGTCCATCTCCCAATTTCACCGCTCTCGGGCACCAATTGACACACGACTCATCGCGGTGATCGAAGTGCGCAGGGGGGTTGTTGTACCCTGTCGCGATGACACGATTACGTGAGTCCGTGATGACGGCGCCGACGTGCGCTCGCGAGCAGAGGCTTCGTTCAGCGATCACCGTCGCGGCCTCGAGCCAGACTTCATCCCAGGTTGGACGGGTCATGAGATCGCCTCCACCTGCTTCCACGCCGCCCCCAAGCGGGTGTGGTACCATTGGTGCGACGGCGGCTCGTCTCCGATGTTACGGCCTTCGAGGATGTCGTACGCCGTAGTCAACAGTGACCGACCAGACATCATCCCGCCTTGCGCCGGATGAAGACCGTCAGGCAGCGGGTTAGTCGACTTCCACCCTTCATCGAAGGTGAGGGACCGGGCCCGTTCGAGATCTTTCTTGTAGAGGTGCATCGAGATGGAGTGGTGACAGTATTCGCCGATCTCACGCCCGAGGAAGTTGGCGACCGTACGTTGGAGCTGACGGAATTGGAACACGTCGAACGGCATACCGAGCCACACATCGCTCGATCGCATGACAACACTGAGAAGGAGCAACTCATCCCGGATGCGGAATGTTAGCGCAATGGTGCACGGGATGTCCTTCGGCATCGGATCACGCCACTCACTGTCTTCGTTCTTGTCCCAAATCTGGATCACGGCCTGCCGACTGCTCGGGTCCATCTTCAACTTGTTGACAACATCCATGATCTGGTTGTCGATGCGCCCACCGTAGTTCCCGTGGACGGTACCGTCGGCTTCCCGGACGTAATCAGCCACCCCCGCTGCGACGGCCTCAGTGAGGCGTGGTAATTCAATACCGGCACAGAGTTGAATGGCTTCGGCTGCGGCGAGGTTTGTATTGATCTTGCGTCCGACGCCGAGCGGAAGGTCGAGCGCTTCAGGAGCGAGCGTGAATACGAAGTCGTCAGTCTCATATGCCATACCAGCCCGGCTCTTAATAACGGTGTCGTAGTGCCGATCGACTCGTCGGACGAGGGACATGTACCCTTTTCGCCAATCGTCGTAATAGTCGTTCATGTAGGCCATGGATGTGTCTCCTCGTAGGTTGGGATCGGATTTCTGTACCCCGCAACCGATGCCTCCATGCGAGCGCTGGCTAGAATGGCTGGCGCAATAGCGCTCGCTTGTGTGAGGTCAGTGTTAACGACCTTCAACTTAGGGCCGGGTGTCATGAATTGCACATCCAAGAACAGCCCGGCATACGCATTGTTGATCTTAGGCAGGAGGTGCGGGTCGATGAGGTCGTCACCCCGCTCCGCGAGACGCTTCATGAGGACGGGGCTGGGGGCATGTGCGTGAACATACAACGCACCCCTGTCGCGGAGTAGTCCGTCAAGCCAGCGTGCCTGCGCTAGGCTCAGTTTGCTTGCACCCCTCAGGATCGGCCCGTACACGAGCTCGCCGAGGTGCCAGCGATCCATCACGACGAGCCAGTCCTGGTTCGGGGTCAATGCGAGGAGATCCTGAGCGTACTCCTCCCAGGGTCCGTGCTCTGCCGTGAAGGGCCCGCGGTTCCAAACGGCGCTGCCCCCGCGACCTTCTTCTGCGTACACTCGGATGAGTTCGTCGCGGAGGGTCGACTTGCCGGCGCAGTCCGGACCTTCAAGGAGGATGATCATCGCGCACCTGCGATCTCATCGAAGGCGTCAAGCGCGTCAATGATGTCCTCATCGATCTCACCGGCCTCATGAAGGACCTTCCGGCTGACCTTGGGGATGTACCGCCGACCAGGCTCGCCCATGGAGAGGTAGTCGACGATCGCTCCCGCTGCCGTGGTGTATTCCACCCGGACTCGGTCCACCTCACCTTGCACCCTGGAGCGACCGATCATCTCGACTCGGTATTCAATTTGCTGTTCGTCATCGACAATATCCGTCGGTCTGCTGCTGAGCCGGACCTCAAACCACCGGCAGCCCTGACAACCTTGGGCGTCGTGAAGCTTGTTTGGGTGATCTGTTCGGCTTGATGCTGTAGAGAGCACCAACCACCCGTGACGGTCGACGACTCTCATATCCGGACCACCGTCAATGCTTTGTTTGTTGTCCAATCAGCAATGAACGGCCCAAGGTGATCAGAGCAGACGAATACCTGCTTACTGCCGTTGGAGACTGTGAAGCCTGGGTGACGATCGCAGAACATGCACTTGCTCGGTTTGCCGTGATCGTGAGCGGCGAAATCGCGCGCCTTGATGATCTCCGCCGAGCGGAGGACGACGTCCCTGATGAACTTCCTCATGACTCCTGCCTCGCGAGGAATTGGGCGGCGGTCTCTCGGCTGCGGAACCCGCCGCAGGAAACCCAAGTCAGCGCCGGGTGCTGTTGAAAGCGGACTATCCATATCCCCCCACGCTTACCGTTGCTCTTGGCGGTCGACCCAACGTATTCACCTGCTGGCGAAAATACGTCCCAGAGTGGACTGCCGTTATAGGCCGTTCCGTTGCGGGTGAATCTGAAGGATTCTGTCTGTGTCTTTGTCATAAGAACATTGTACCATATCTCATGAAGTTTGTCCAGTGGGACCCCGAGCTCGCCAGCGAAGGGACTGGCGAGCCCGGGAAAGTGACGTGCGGGTTGACGTTATTTACGGCGGGCGACGCTGACCGCCGTACCTCCGAGTGTCAATAGCACGGTCACGATGATCAGAAGGGTGATTGAGTTGCCAGTCGGCGGGAGTTCGGGCGGGTCAGTGACGACCGGCCCAGAGGAAGAAGACGGTAATGAAGACGATGATGGCACTGACGACGAGGAGGGCGACGACGATGAAGGTGGTGTAGTCGTCGACGTAGCGGGGGAGGTCGTCGTAGTATCGGTCGGCTGTGTCGTCGTCGGGGAAGTGGATGTCGGCGGGGTCGTCGTGGTCGTTGATGTCGTCGTCTCCTCTGGGATGGTGGTCTCTGGTGGTTGATCGCTCTTGCAGACGTAGGCGTGACTGATCTCGTACTGCTGGTAGCTCACGTCGAGCACCTGGCCTGGCATGACCGGGGTGAATGTGATGTGCGATCCGCCGCCCGGCCCGCCGACCTTCAAGATGACACCGGTGACCGTCCACCCTGACGGCGGAGTCGGAACGGTGAACGTATAGCCGTCGAGTGGTTCGACCTTGTAATCAAAGGTGGTCCCTGTCGGGCACGAGAAGACGTCGCCGTCTTGGGCCGCCGCGACGGCTGGGACGAGAAGGGACAGCAGCGCTCCAAGGAACACGGCTGCGATGGACTTGTACTTCATGGGTGCCCGCTTTCTATTGGTGGAGATTGAGATGGTGGCAGCTCGAAGGCGACCAGGCCGACGCCGTAGCCCCAGTCGGCTTCCTCGACTGGCTTCGCTCCGAGGACACGCGCGGCGTCGAGGTCGTCTACGACGGTCATCAGAATTGATGGCTCGTTGCAGCAGAGGCAGCCGATCGACATCACGACGTACTGGCTCATCCCGGCCACCTCGCACAATCCCCGTTGCGGATGTGCAGGTTCGGTCGGCCGTTGTCGTAGTAGCACCACGGACGCTTGCCTTGGTCGGTGAGCACCGCGACGTAGGCAAGCATCGACGGCCACGGCGCTGCGATCGTCGCTTCGCGCGTGCAGATCCCGACCTTCTCGCATGTGAACGGCCGGAGGACATCGGTGATCTGCCCGAAGCCAACATCCTCTCGGGTGCCTTGATGGGCGCGCTCGGTGCACGGCATCAGCATGTAGGTGTCGTGCGACCAGGCTCGGCTGTTCCAACAGAACGCCGACTCGCCGGCCATGATCTGTTGCACGAACGTCGCCCGCGCCTCGATTTGAATCTCGTTCCATCCGTAGAACGCGGCGACCACCCGGTATGCCTCCATCGCCGGGGCCGGGCACTGCCAGCAATAGGCGAGACCGTTGACGTAGGCGACGGGGTCGAACGGCCGGAGCGGTGGCTCCGAAACTTGAATCTGTACCTCGGCCCGGACTGCTGGCTTGGTGGTGATTGCGGCGTCGGTGAACGACGGTGGAAGGTTGGTGGTCTGCCAGATTGTCGGCGGAGACGTTTCTATGGTCCGGATCGTGTCAGGCGATTCGTCGGTCATGTCAATGCAGCCGCCGATTGCGGCGCCAAGACAGACGGCCATCAATGTTAGGATCGCAGCAACGATACCGATGTCCTGTCGTTTCACGCGAGCTTCTCCACTCGGTAAATGGCCATTCCACGTCGGACCAACCGATTCGCCGAACGACACTCTAGTATCGCGCCGATACGCGTCCAGTGTCGACTCTCGAGGTACCCGTTGTTCTGGACGACCCACCTACGAATGCGGAACATCATGACTCCCAATTCCAGACGCCTTGCCGGCCGGTGACGGGGATCGGGTCGCAGGGTTCGGCGTCAGCGAGCAGCCACGCCCACCGTCCCGGGGCAAAGTCACCGAACGGAAGCTGATCCGACACGTCGTCCGCGTCCGCAGGATGCCGATCGACGTAGCAGCGCCAGAGGGTGCCATTGTCGCGGCGGACCTTGACGACAGACTCGTAGTAACCGCCGCAATCGTCGATCGGGACGCAGTCGGTGAGTACCGCTGTACCGACGACAGCACCGAGCGGCACCTGCGGGATAGCGATGGGCCATCCGGCCTCGTTGAGTACGTCGCAGCCGACTTGATCAACGCGTCGTTTGGCGGCGTGGATGGCGATGCGTTGCCCGATCAGAGCCGGCGGCGCGGGCCACGACCGCGTCTCAATCGTCTTGAACGGGATCGCCTTGAACAGACTGCCGGGGATGCGACACATATTCGTGTAGCCGAACGATTCCTGATGGACCCATAGGCCGTACCGCCACACGATCGGCGCGCCGCAATCGCACGGTCGGGGGAGCACGCACAGCGACGCCCACGGCTGCCAGAGTGTCAGCGCTTTCACGACGGGTACTCTCCTGCCAAACGAAGGGCGATGAGCTCGCCGAGGTGCTTGCGGCAGACGAAGGTGGTGTACTCGTCATCGCGATGAACTCGCGGGTCCTGTCGTTGCGTGGGCGGTGTGACCGTGTAAGCGATCGCCTCCTCACACCGACCGGGTTCGAACTCACAGAACCTCGTCGGCAACTTGGAGACGTACGCCTCAACGGTCAACTCAGGAAGTCGGTGTGTCATGGTCATGAGATCATTGTATCATCTCTCAGCGGAGATGTCCAGTGATTCTTCAGACGTCTTCCGCGGTGCCCTCGATGAGGGCAGGGACGTCGGTCTTCGCGACAGCGAGCAGGTCGTCCTCACCGTAGATCTCGAGGCCGACGAGCCAGGTGATGAGGGCGTCGTCGTCGCCACCCGTGAGGGCCGTGGCATTGCCCGTGCTGTACCAAACGCCGCCGGACTTGATGGCAGCATAGTGGTACACTCGCCCGTTGTCGGCGGTGCGGGCGAAGCTGAACACACTGCCATCGCCGGCACCCGCAAACAGGTCGCTCAGGTGCGCGACTGCCGCCTCCACTCGCTCCCGCAGGCCCTCGGTACGACGCCCGGCGAGAATCTCGCTGGCGAGTTCTTGTGCCTCGTGATTGACGAATTTCATGTCATTGTCTTCTTTCCTTAGTTGGATTGGTTGTGATGGAGTCCATCCGTCGAGCATGCTTGGGAAGAATCCGGATCCGCCTCCGCCTCCGCCTCCGCCTCCGACGATGAAGCTGCTGTACCCGGCACCACCGCTACCGCTCATGACGGCCTCCAAATCTCATCGCGGACTTTCGTCCAACTCCAGACTTTCTGAGCGTTCAACCACTTCGTTCGGACGGCTTCTGAGGTGAGGCCGCGTACATGGATGAAGGCGAGTGACGGATCGTCGCCGTGGATATGGACGGTGATCAGGTTGACGCCCTGGTGCACCTCGGCCTCAGGCGGAGGTTCCCAATCGCGGGCGACAGTCGCGATCCGAACGGTCGGGTCTATGTCATTGCTGACACCGAAGGCCTCCCATGGCGCAGTCATTCTGGCTCCTTGCAATCAGGGGCCCCACAGGATTCTGTGAGGCCGCGGGCGATCCGATCAAATGTGGAACGAACGATGTCGGCCTGGCACCAGCAGTACACGTCGGCTCGACGGTGCGTTCGGGTCGGATTGGGCTTTTCCGCAATCTGACCGTGAGTGAGTTGACCGCGGAGAGTATCACGGATGCCGCGACCGTCGCGGTAGTGATGCTGAGCAAGGGCGCTGACAACACCGAGAGTGCGTACTCTCGTCACAGCCACCGTACTCCACTGCCAACTTCCGCGAGGCGGTCGATGTCGATGATCGGGCTGACAGGTAGCGGGAGTTTGGCAGGGCCAACCTCGAGTCCCTGCTCGAAGAAAGCCTCGCGGAGGAGGCGGCCGTAGTGCGGGCCGTAGACGACGGCTGCGAGTTCGGCATAAATGGCGCGGTAGCCGGGGCCGTGGTGCTCTCGTTCGTCAACGTGAGCGCGACGAGCGATGATGTGCGCGAGCTCGTGGACGGCGACGTGCCGGCCGACGATGTTCGGTGCGAACCGGATCGTCTGGTACTGGGCGTACGCAGCCTGGGTAGCGAGCCGGACTGATGCTTCACCGACGTACACCTGCCCGACGAACGGGAGCACCCAGGGGTGCTCCGCAATCTCGCGGGTCTCGGCGATCAGTGAGCGCCGGTCGAACATGTCTCCAAGTGGCGTACCCTCGAAGGCGAGGCGCTGGGCGTCATAGACGCGTTCATCCTGTGTCGTAGTCATGAGGTCATTGTACTATGATCTCGTGCGGATGTCCAGCGTTTCTTTCGCGGTTGCCGAAGTTGCTTGCGTTTGGTGCGCATCTTGCGACGGATGCCGGCGAGTTCGGCCTCCTCCTCGTCGGTGAGGTCCTCCTCATCGTCGATGAGTTTGATGAGGAGGTCGAGCTCGGGCACGGTGAGGCCGACGTTGTAGGCGAGGCGAGTCACCGTCCAAGCGCCTTCCGCGAGCCGACTTGGTTGTTGCTGGAGAGGTCTGCGTTGCGGCCGGCCTCGGCACCGCGGCTGTAGCCATTGTGGCCGCCGCCGTCGATACCGCTGGCGGCCCGCGTCTTGACGTTGGCGCGGAAGGTGTCGTTGACCTGACGCTTGCGGTCAACGAGTACGAGGGCGGCAGAGGCAACGTCGACCCCCTCTTCGGTAGCTGCAGCCTGGGCGGCCTGGTGCGCTCGGCGGAGGCGGGCGCGGATCTGGTCGGCATAGCCTGAGTAGAACCCGCGCCGCTCCCGGATGGTGGCAGCCTGGACTGCGCCCTTCCAACTGCGGTAGGCGTCACCAGAGGGGTTGTATTCGTCGATGTAGTCAGGCGGGTCGATGAGTTGAACCCGGAGGTCGGCGTCGGCAAGGAGCCGATTGACGAGGGCGATCACCTGGTCGATGTCGGACCTGAACCCGTACGCCTTCAGGCGACGGCTGTTCTGGTAGCCGGTCCAGAAGAGCTTGGCATCGAAGGCCTGGGCGACGGCATCGACGATCTCGATGCGGACCCGGCCGTAGATGCCGTTGAAGTCGCCGACGGTGTCGGTGATGATCACGTCGTCCGCGGCGAGGTGCCCGCCGATGAGGGAGCGATCGATGCGGTGGCGCTCGATGAGTTGGAAGGCCTTCGCTTGGAAGGACTCCCGCTCCGCTTCGGTGCATCCCGGGTCGGCGCCCTGGGCGAGCAGCTTCTCCACTCGGATGATGAGGTCGAGGTCTGGTGTCTCGGCCATCAGACGCGCGGTCCTGTGACGGTGGTCCACTCGATGGTGGCGCCGAGCGACTTCAGGATGTCGGTGAGGGTGTCGATGAGCTCGCTGTCGGCGTGACAGCGTCGGGTGACGATGCCGTCCTGTTCGACCTCGGCCCAGTCGGCGGAGTTGTCGATTCGGATGATGAGGTCGAGGTCCGGCGTGTCGCTCGGCTGGTTGATGGTGTAGCACCCTGGGTGCTGCCCCTCTGTCACCGGCTTGCCGCAGGCTCCGCAGTTCTGGATGGTTGTCTGTGTCTTGGTCATGAGATCATTGTACTATGAATGAAGGCAGGTGTCCAGCAGAAATTCGAGAATCTGGCAGAAGAGTACCGTTTGGGGCACGAGAACCTTACACGGCAGTAGCGTACCGCGAACGGTACGCTACTGCCTGCCTGCCCTCCTGCGTCCCTTCAGGAGACGACGGTGAGGACCCGACGCATCGTCGGGAAGTTGGCGCCGATAACCCGGTTGATGCGAGCTGTCTCGCGGTCTGCACTCCTGGACATGTGCTCGTCGATGCCCTGGGCTGCCATCACCGCACCGAGTGCCGTGCCGTCGAGGTGCTGGTTGTACGGCCGGGTGTACTCGGTGAGGAAGGCCGTCATCCGTGCTTCGTGAGCGGTGATCGCCCGCTCGTTGGTGCCGTCTGCTTTCGGCGCGGGGCCGGCGGCGACCAGGGCGGCGTCGCCGCGCTGCAATTCAAAGGCGAGGAGGCGCTGGATCTCGACCTCGAGGTCGTCCATCTCGTGGGCGAGGGCGCGGAGCGTGTCCTTCGCGGCCTTCAACTTCCAGGTGTGATTGGCCGTATGACTGACGCTGACGAGGCGGTGGCCCGTCTTGCGGCGGAGGAGACCGTTCATCTGGTTCATGCAGTTGTAGCGACCGACGAAGCCGATGCCCTGGATCGGGCAGTTGCCGTCGAAGTCGTTGACAAGGAGGACGCTCTGGGTGCCGGTGTCGTCATCCTGTCCGAAGTGGAAGACCTTGTCGGAGCTGAGGACGAGGAAGGTCTTGGATCCTCCGTACATCGAACCCCCACCGACGTAGGCGAAGCCGTCGTTCATCTGGACGATGGCGTCGCCGAGCTCAGCGAGAGCGCTGTTCTGGATGACGTTGTGCCGGCGGCCGTTGACTCCGATCATCTCGTCGGTGTCGGTACGAACCGCTGCGGTCCAGCGCTCGCCTCCGACCTTCCCGGTGAGGTCGCTGAGCTTGGTCGCCTGGACCTCCCAATCGATGTCGGCCCGGCGGAGTGCGGTCTCGCCGCGCTTGACCGGCTCCGGAAAGTTCAGAGTGCCGGAGAACCGGCGGCGGGTGTTTGCTGTCTGTGTCATGTGATCTGTCCTTCTAGGTTGGGGGCTAGGTTGCCCTGTCTGAGATCATTGTAACATATCTCAGCGAGGTTGTCCAGTCATTTGTGCGGGAATTTGTCGATGAATGCGAACTCGGCACGGATGACGGCTTCACAGGCGGCGATGATGTGGAACTCGTCAACGAAGTCACTGTCACCGCCTCGCGCAAAGAAGAGCAGCAATTCAAGCGCTACATCACGCCGTTGGACGGGTGTGCTATCAGCGGAGGTGAGGGTGGCCCAGGCCTCGTCGACATTCACCGCTCGGCTCCCGTCTCGTGAGAGATGCGGCGAGCCTTCTGTTCGGTCATGTTGCGGGCCCGGGCGATTGCCCAGTCGAGGGCCTGCTCGATGTCATCGGTGCGGCCATTACGGAGCCAGGCAAGGGCTTGAGGCACGATGTAGTCAGCCTCCACGTAGCCCACGCCCTCAGGGATGCGCTCTGGGGTGGACGGACCGTGGCGCCTGCGGTAGGCAGCCTCAACCCGATCACTCAGTGACGGGGTAATCATGGCAGGATCTCGAGGAGGGTCCAGGTGCGGACGTACGTGCCCTGGACGTAGGTGATGACGGCGCCGGGCTCGGCACCAGAGAGCCAGAACATGTGCGCAGAGAGGCCGGACTCAGGGTCGGCCGGGAGGATGTCCTCGCGGACGATGTCCTTGACGGCCTGGCTGCTGTGGCAGGTGAAGCGGATGCGGTAGCTAGTCTTGGAGTCGTCGTTGGTCATGAGAACATTGTACCATATCTCAGTCGACTTGTCCAGACATTTGCGGAAGAATTTCGAGGACTTCAATGCCGGCCATCTCCAGGCGGCGGACCATGTCTGCCGTTCCCCGGCTCTCGGCACGGGGCCGATCGAAGAAGGCGACGGCATAGGTTGGTCCGCCCTGCTCTAGTTCGCGATCGCGGAAGTCGCGACCGCCTCAGACGAGAAGGCGAGTCACGACCAGAACCCCTCATGCTCGGTGACGTCGAGGTCGAAGATGGACCAACCGTCGTCGGGGGTGAATTGGATGTCGGGCTCGACATCGAGGAAGGCGTCCGAGTCCCCGCCGCAGTAGTCGTTGAGGAGCCAGTTGGCTAGCTCCTCCTGGGTGTCCGCGAATAGGTTCGCGGTAGCCGGGATCCCCGGCTTGAGGATAGCTCTGATGGTCATACTAAAGATTGTACTATGAATTAGCGCGCCCGTCCAGGCATTTGTGTCGGCCCGGGGCAGAAATGTTGGACGGCCGGCGGCCGGGGTGGTAGGTTACGGGCATCTCGCGACGGCGAGGTCGGCACAGAGGACCGGACGGGGCGTCGCCCCCAATCCGCTCCGTCCGGTCGCTCTGGGCGTGACTTAGATTGGAGGATGGATGGCAACGGTAAGCGTCGGAGACATCGAGCAACGGCGGAACCGGAACGGGCAGGCAGCGGTGGCATCCGTGCGGCTTGGGTGGCAGGTGCTGCCCTGGATGATGATGGAGGGCCGGAAGGTCCCGCAGATCCGGGCGTGGCAGGCGGGGGCGGCGTTCCGAACGGAGGATGACGTCCGAGCGTGGTGGGGGATCAACTTCGGGCACAGCCCTGGGATTGTGTGCGGAGCGGAGTCTCGGCTTTGGGTGTTGGACATCGACCCCCGTAATGGCGGTGATTTGGCACTTGCTGATCTCGTTGTCAGGTACGGTGAGCTCCCGCCGGACACGTTCATGGTGACAACTCCTGGCGGTGGCTGGCACTACTATTTCGAGTGGACCCCGGAGTGTGCGGGGTTGCGGAAGCACGCAGCGGCGCCTGGCTTGGACGTGATTGCCGGTGGTGGTTGGGTGGCAGCGCCGGGGTCTTGGAGTGATGCCGGGCGATACGATCTGATCCCTGGAGGATCCGAGTTGAGGCCGGCTCCTTTGTGGCTTGTGTCATTTGCATTGGTCGGTAATCCGACGCAACCGGAAGATGGCGCGGACTGGAGCGGCGAAGACGGCAATGCCGGACCGGACGAGTGGCTGAATAGCGAGGTTGTGAGGATTGGAGCGACGCCTGTGGGTGGACAGCGCTCGGCGCTTCTCGCCTTCACGGCCTCGTTGAGGCGCCGTGGGTATGCCCGGATTATCGCGGATCAGGCTGCGATCGATGCGATGAAGTTGCTCGCGACGGACCCTGATAAAGGACCCTGGACGGACGTAGATGTCCTTGCAATGGTCGCTGGCGCGTGGGCGAAGTACCGGCCGGCGGACGTCGGCGACGAGTTATCAGCTTGGGCGGAAAGTCCGGGGTTGGTGCAGATAGCCGAGAGCGCCCCTTCGTCCGCTGAGGTGGAATCGCAGGGGCCGGCGGTACCGTTACCCCCTCCGTCCGGAGCGGCCGTCTTGGGGGAGCCCCCGCAGACCGTGGGCCCGGACGATGAGAACGGGCAGGAATTCAGGTTGTTCGCGGCGGAGCGATTGCTATCCGTGAATAGGGAATGGATGATTTGGGACGGGAGAGTCTGGCAACGGGATGCGAACGACAAGCGGCACCAGATCATCCGGGAGTTCGGACATGAGTTGATCCGGCAAGCCGCCCTGGCCGGCGTCGATGGATACACCGAACTCATGCGCCGTGCGAATCGCCTCGGCATCGTACAGGGACGTGACGCCTGTCTCAACTACGCCCGTGACCTGTTCGCGGTCGATGTGGAGCGCTTGGACGCGGCCGTCGATTGGATCAACACGCCGGACGGGATGGTGAATCTGGAGACTGGGGACGTGCGTTCCGCCCGTCCCGCGGACTTGGTGACACGCATCACGGCAGCGGGATATGACTCCGCTGTCGGTGATCCGCTCTGGGACCGAGTGTTGGAACAGTTGATACCCTCCGCGGTGGACCGGGAGTGGTTGCAGAGGTGGTGCGGGTATTGCCTGACCGGGCGGACCTCGGAGAAGGTGATCCTTGCGATACACGGCCCCGCCGGGTCCGGTAAGAGCACCGTGTCGGAACCTTTCAGTCGGGCGCTAGGACAGTATGCACAGACATGGCAGCCGGACGTGATCGTGGATCGGTCCTCGGTGAATGTGGATGAGGCGATGTACCGGGTGCGGGGAGCCCGGTTGGTGACCGTATCGGAGATGCGACGGGGCACCAGGTTGAATGAGGGGGTCGTGAAAGCAGCGACAGGGGGCGACACAGTCGCGGCCCGCGGGCTCTACATGAGTGGGATACAGTACCGCCCGCAATTCAAGCTGTGGGTGCACACCAACTTCGTACCGGATTCTTCGGATGACGCTCTGATGCGGAGATTCGCCTTCCTGCGGATGGGCCGGGAACTCAGTAGGGCGGAGCAAGATCCGCGAGTGAAGACGATCTTAGAGGAGGACGTAGGTTCGCAGCGGGCGATACTTCGGTGGGCGGTGGAAGGGTGGCAGAAGGTGCTCAGTGGGGTTGGGGTTGGAAGGCCGGAAAGGTCGGATGTGGAGGTTGAGGAGCACCTGTTGAGGTCGGACCCGGTGCGACGTTTCATAGAGGAGGTGTTGGTGCAAGTGGAGGGGGCGTGGCTTGAGACAACGACAATGTTCGCGGCGTACGAATCGTGGTGTGTGACGGAGCGGATCGCAAAGCCGATGGGGCCGTCGAAATTCGCGGCGGCGTTGGGTGAAAGGGGGGTGATGCGTGAGCGATTCTTGTTGACGGACGGTCAGAGGGTGACGGGGTATCGAGGATGGTCGGTTACAGAGAGTGGTCGGTCGATCAATGTATAGTAATCGTATTGTACAATGTGGAGGGTTGAATGCCTGAGAAAGTGAGGCAGAGCAATGTTTCTGGTAGTCCCCTCTTCGCGTGTAGATGGGGTTTGTTTGTGTGCCACAGAAAGTGTGGCAGGGAGGTTGTACAATGAGTAACGTGGAAATGGCAAAGGACGAGGCCCGGAGGTATGGAGCGGAGCGAGGGATCAACCCGTTCATGGCGCTGTTGGAGGAGGTGAGGAGGGCTGCGGGGCACGTTGCTTGGCTTGGGACAAAGGTGGCGGGTGCACCGACGGACGAGAGCTTGTTGGACGATTGGGCGCCGTGGTTGAGGCTGTACAGGTCGGAGCGTGAGGCACTGCGGAAGGCGTCGGAGACGGCTGTGAGATTGGGCCTGGAGGAGCGAGTGGTGCGCGTTGAGGAGCGCAGAGCGGAGCTTGTGGCGCGTGTGCTCTTGGCAACTCTCGAGGCGTTGGATCTGCCTGCCGAAGTGCGGGACCGAGCACCGGGAGTGTTACGGGCCCAGTTGATGGCAATCGAAGCCGAGAGTTCGGACGTGAGTGTGATCAACCCTCCGGGCGGGGGTTGAGCTCGTGAGGGGCGAACCAGGCAAGTTGGTCGCTGTCGTAGAGGACCTCGTGCCGACGGTCGGGTTCACGGCGCCATTGGGGGCGTTGAGTGCCGAGGATCACGCCGTACTCGGGTGCGCCTTTGGGCCCTCCACCGTGATTGACAGTGACGACGAAGCCGGGACGGTCCCTGTACCTGCCGGACTTGATGGTGGCAGAGGTGCGGATTGGGTCGCCGACGGAGAAGGTGTGGACGGTCATGCCGGGACCTCCTCGACTACGGTCGCCGGGACCCAGGTGATGAACCCGTCGCCCCAGTTGACCTCGTACCAGAGGCCGGCCATGTCGCCGACTCGCTCGACGGGCATTTGGTGCCGGGATAGGACCTGGCCGATGGCGGCGGAAACTCGGTGTCGGACGATCATGGCTGCTCTCCCTGTGTCTTGCGGAGTTCGGCGACGTGGCCGGCGAACCCCTGGGGCTTGGTCGCCTGGCGGGCCTGGAAGGCTGCCTGATTGGCGCGGACTTTGATCTGGGCGGCGGTTAGACGACGCCTGCGGTCGATCATCCAGACAAGTGCGTGGATGATGAGGACGAAGGCGATCAGGGGGCTGACCGCTACGAGGACGAGCCCCCGGGCGACAGCCCCCGAGAGCGTCGGCTTGGACGGCCCTGTCAGCCGGAGGGCGGCGTAGACGGGGAGGAAGGTGTCGATCACTGGATCTCCTCAACTGTGATCTTCCAGACGTAGTGCTTGCCGTAGCCGGCCCGGGTCTGAGACTGGACGAACTCCTGGGCCGCTTCGAGGTTGGGGTACTGCCCGTTGAACATGACCGGGAAGCCGGCGCCGGATTTGAAGCCGACTTTGAAGTGGGTGGTGGCGGTCATTTGATCACCACCAGCCAATCGCTCTCCGAGGCGGCCATCACCTCGCCCGAGAGGGCCCTGAGGGCGGCGCCGAAGGCGTTGGCTGCCTGCTCGAGTCTGGCGACGGCGGCGTCGAAGGCGGGGCCGGTTGCCTGGAGCTCGCCCAGGCTGTTCATCGACTCGCCTGCGGCGAGGCTCCGGGTGACGCTCTCGACCCTGCTGCGGGCCCAGTACAGCGGGCCCTCGGTGAGGCTCTTCTCGGCTCGGGCCACCTCTTCGGCGAGCCCGGTCAGCACTGCTGCTGCTGGTGTCATGTGGATTGCCTTTCTGTTGGTGAGTGCCTGTCGAGGGCTCGAACCTCGATGCCTGCCGGTCAGGCGCCTTGAGTCACTTGGAGGGCCAGGCGTTGGTGTAGCCCCCTTCCTTGGCAACTTGCTCGACGACGGACTCCCTGCCAAGGTACCACTCGGGGCTCATGCCCCCCTCGGTGAAGCGGGCGTCGGCGGGCTCGCTGCCCCCGAGGGTGAACCACATGTCGTAGTCCTCCGTGCCATCGGACGGGTCGCCCTGGACCTCGACGACGGCCCAATCGAGGTCCGGGTGGTCGCCGAAGACGACCGTGGTGGAGCCTGGGAGGCCCCGGTCGAGGGCTGCCTGGAGGGCTGCCTTGAGCTCGTTGACGGTCACTTGAGGCTCCAGACCTGGACGAAGCCGCCCGATCCGCCCGCCGGGAGTTCGATGATCCGACGGTAGCCGGGCTCGTAGTCCTCTTGGGCCTGCCGGGTGACCTCGGTCAGGGCTGCCTCGCGGCTGTCGGCCCAAACGTCGATCTCCTCGTACCAGACATCGCTGTCATCTGGTGCCGAGGGCACCGGGTACTCGAGGGCGAACGTGAACATGGTTGTCATGTCAATTCTCCTTGTCATCCGCCTGGGTGGCGGAGTGCCCTCCCAGGGCTCGCGCCTGGGTGCCTGCTGGTGGGGCGGCAATCGGTGTCAGGGGAACGGGTGCTGGGTGACCTGCTCGAAGAGCTCGGCGGGGACCCGGTAGTGGGCGTAGGGGCCGTGAGGGTCCCAGATGCCGGTGCAGGTGTAGCCGGTGGGGTCAACTGCGTAGTCGAATGCCGGGTCCTCGTGGAAGCAGAAGGCCCAAAGGCCCTTCTGGTACCGGACCAGGACGAGCTCGACGCTGTCCTCGCGGGCGCTGTGAATGAACTCGGCTGTCATGTGGTCAATCTCCTTGCTCAAGCACCTGGATGATGCTGGTGCCTGTCCGGGGCTTGCACCCGGATGCCTGCTGGTCAGGCGTCAATCGAACTACCAGGTCTCACACCCATCGAAGCGGGTGTCCAAGCCAAGTGCCTCGGCCTGGTCCTGGTTGAGGCTGGCCTCGGCCGTGTGGTTGATCGAGCAGCCCGGGGTCAAGCGCTCACAATCCTCAGATTCTGAGCGGTCCCGAGCGACGATGCGCTGTACCTGCCGGGGGGTCATGAGATGACCCCGAGGCGGCGGCAATAGTGCTGAAACTCAGCTGCCGTGAAGTTGAGGAGCCAGCCGATGTGGTAGTCGATGTCTGCTGGACTGGCGTCCGAGCCGATGTCGAGCCTGGCGAGCTGGGCGAGGGTGGTGATGGGGTTGTCTGTCATGTGTCTGCCTGTCTGCCGGGGCTGGTTGCTCCGACCTGATGATTTCATTGTACTATGACAGGTGCGGAATGTCCAGACATTTGTGCTTGAAATCCTCGCACTGCGTGGCTTGCGAGGCTTGAAGTGTGCATTGATGCTTGGCCTGCAGGCTGCTGCAACCCTCGACTCCCGCTGCGGAGCCTCGACGGGGCTCTCGGGCAGATGCAAGCCCAGGCTGGGGGTGGCCCGTACTGCAGGCCCAGCTTGCCAGGTCCGCACTCGACACCTTTCGCCCACGAGACCCCTCCCCCCTATTGTACAATCTCCCTCCCTCACTCTGCTACACTGTCCCCATGACTCACCCCTTCCGCATCGCCCTCCTCCTCATACTCACCTCCGCCCTCCCTTCCATCGCCTGCACTCTCCTCCGTTCCGCTGCCAAACGTTGCGGCCCCTGCCCGAAAGGCGTCCGCTGTGAATGACGCCCAGCGCGATTCACCCTCCCCCTAACGGGGTACACCCCCTCGTGCTCTACACCATCTTCATCATCCTCGCCATCGTCGCCCTCGTCCTCTTCATCCTCGGCCGTCGAGTCTGACGCCCCACCCATGAGACCCGGACAGAATCCCGGCCAGGGCCGCCCCCGTCGCGATCCGCCCTACGACCCCGAACCCGACGACGAACGCGAAACCCAACCGCCCGTCCCGCCTGCCTGATACAATCCCCCGCGTGCCCCTCTACGACGAGACCGAGGACCCCCTCCTCGACCTCCCGCCTCCCGTCCACGTAGACTTCCGCACCCTCCTCCAGGATGTCCCTCTCCCAGAGGACTCCATCTTCTTCCGGCCCTTCGCACCCCCGACCGGCCCTCCGGCTTTCGTCGATCACCACGTCCAGGGGCCACTTCCCGTCCCTCCGCCCGGCCGCGCTTACGACGATCACGGCAATCTCGGCTTCGCGCCCGCGCCCCCGGAGCCCGCCCCCGTCTACGGCGATCCCGAACCCGACGACGGCTTCGCCGCCCAGGTCGCCGAGGCCCTCGAGCGACTCGCCCCCCACTCCGGCCAGGCCCTTGCCTCGCACCAGATTCCGCCCCCCGAACACGACGACCCCGCCAACGGGATCACGGGCTGGGTGATGCTCGCCGGCCGTAACGCCGGCAAGACGTACGCCGGAAGTCGCTGGCTGCACCGTTTCATGTCCGCCCATCCGAACTTGCGCGGCCGGATTATTGCCCCGTCCTTCGGTGACGCCGTCGCAAGCTGT